ATTCTTAATATAATGTTCAAACGCCCAAACTTCGTTACGGCGGTTCTTCAGTATCTCTATTTGAACATTACTGAGTTTGTCACCCTTCTTTTGAAGAATAGCTATGGCTCTGTCTATCTCTTGACTCTTTCTCATGATTTCTTATTTTTATATTTCTTATTTTCGTTATGCGCAATAGCTTCCAGTTGCCTTTTGAAGGCTTTCAACTCAGACAAACTCATTTCCGTCACGTTCTTATGTGAAGCACTCTTATCACGAGCAAACACGTTGAGTTTCGCCTTATTCATTTCAAACTCCTCTTCCGTATCGTTACTGAATCCTTTGTTCAGGAAAGGGATTTCAAAAGAGAGAAAGAAAATCGACTTCAACAGATTCTTAGCTTCCATCTGTTCCCGTTCTTTCTTTTTCTTGTCGGATTCATTCAGCCGTTCAAGCATCAGCCTTGCCTCATTAAAAGTCAGTTTCTTTGTGCTGCTGACACGTCCTTCCGTAAACCGGCTGATAAAATCATGACGATCTTCTTCATCAAATCCCTTGCTGCGGAATGTGGCGTGCAACGCTTTCAACTGTTGTGGACTGATTGTTTTGTCTTTCGTTGTTCTCATGATGTTATTTTAATGATTAGAAAACTTCCCCCCAATATTTGGCGGCTTCCTCCGGCCATGCGTCAATCTGCATCTTCGGTCCGTTGAACCGACCTTTGCTGAACGCCCTGTACCCTTCCACATATACCTTTTGAGAAGCGTCATACATCACGCTGCGGGCACTGCGTCCGGATGGGAGTTTTCCATCTGCGTGACTGACGAAAATAATCAGCTTATCCTTGTGCTTCTCCTTGAAGGCTATATACTGTTTATAGTTCATCTGCGTGTATTGGAAGCTGTCGATGACCACTATTCCCGGAGACTTCCGTCGTAGCAACCGTTCACTCAGTTCATCTATCGGTTCATTGTCCAAAAGAAGAAACCGACGGTTCACCTCCAGCATTCCGCACCGCACCAATGTATTTTTCATCGTCAGACTGGCACCTTCTTCCAAGCTGTTGTATATCACCCGTTCAAACTGACAGAGATATTTGCAGAGTTGAACGACGAAGGTTGTTTTTCCATTACCGGAATTTCCCCATACAAGCCAGACGCCTTTACGTTCCGGTTCTCCGAAAGCATCGTACCATTCGTCCTTGAAGGGAAAAGTTTCCACTTTCGTGGCAAGCAACTCACTCACCGACTTGGCTCTACCCATTATTCCGCATCTCCCTTCCTTTTCTGTTCATCAATACGACGTTTGCGGGAATGGACAAAACGCTTCACTCTGCGAAGGTCGTTTTCGCTGGCTTCCGCATCTTTCAACACCTTTTTTATCTCCGCTTCATCAGTCAGCCCATTCGCACGGCAAATAGCGAAAATATCATTCCGGGTGGTAGCTGTAAGATCAAAAAAACGACGACCGATGCGGGAATTGATTTCCTTATAGCCTTTCTTATTGTATCTCAATCCGTTTTCCATCCGTCGCTTAATGTAGTCTGTAGAGAAAAAGACAATACCGGAATGACCTTCGAGACGATTGTAGATGGAGATGAAATAATTGAAAACTGAATCGGTCAGTTTATCACCTTCATCAAAGATGATAAGAGGATTATTCAGAAAGGCGATCATACTGATGGCATACTCAAGCATATCGCGAAGGTTGGTTCCGTCGGTCGGCGCACCTACCTGTTTGGCTATTTCACGGACGAAGTCACTTTTCTTCATGTCTTCCGAACAAAGGATATAGAACACGTTACGATGTTTTTTACGGTAGTCAATAGCCGCGGTAGTCTTCCCACATCCGGCATCGCCGACCACCCAGGTGACGTTCTTGTACAATTGGGCATCTGCCAGTACAAAAGTAATGTCCTTGAATGTCTCGCTTTCATGTAGTGCCCAGTGCTCAAAGCTAAAGCCGATTTGCGTGGCGATGCGGATAAACATATCATCGGAAATGTTGGTGTACTTACTGTTTAATATAGTAGATACAGTGGCAGCACTCACGCCATTCAGGCTTTCCGCTGCACGGTTGCGTGACAAGTAGTTGTCACAATAGGCACTAAGAGCGTCACGAATAGCGTTTTTATCTTCTATGCTTAAATCTTTCATTGTTTGAATATTATTTGATTGATTATTGAATACTGATTGAACAGGCGGATATTACATCCGATCGTAACGGGAAGAGGTCACGTCCTCGAAGGTTAGATTCGAAGTTACCTTGGTATATTCTCCGGTTGTGGAATACCCCAGTTCCGTATCTTCCTCCTCTTCCTCCATGGCGAGCTTCTCCGGTAAGGAAATAGGGGCCTTCAATACACCCGCTTCGAATTTCTCGCGTACATCGTCCATCTTCTTTTTGCTCACATTCTTCGGTTTGGGAGTGGAAAGCCCAAACAATTCGGCGGCGATGGCTTCGTTTAAATCAAAATCTTCGGTACTGAGTTGCACCAGAGCCATTGTCTCTTTGTTCAAATTGACAGTCCGGCGCATGAAGGAGCTTTCTTCCGTAGTGCGTTCCTGTGTCGCACGGCTGATTACAACCCGTGGAGTGGCGCTTGCACTGTATTTCAATCCCGATGCGGTGACTTCCCAGAGTTCTACGATAGACATATCCATCGGGTCGTACAAAACACGGAATTTGCGTCCGGTGTTACGAAGTGCCCATTGCTCATTTCGAAGACCGTCTTCGGTGTAGACTTCATACTCATATTTCTGCTTGTCAATCTCTATTCTCAGTCCGGCATTGGTATAGGTCACCTCTTTGGAACTTGTCAGCCAGAACATCTGTATCATGTCTACAGGCTGAACGGGTGTAGTTTCCAGATTTTCGCTCATGCGATACATGTCAATGCGAGCGATGCCAGTAGCCGGATGGGCGGCGTTGTTCCATTCCTCACGGCATTGACGATAGATTTCTTTCACCTCTGCCAATGTGGGCAATGCGTAGGCGTTTTGCTCTATGAACTCAAGGTTCGGCTTGCTACTCATCTTAACTGCTGTTACGTTCTGTCCGGTGAAGTACCATATCTTATGAAGTATCTGCTGCTGAAAACGTCCGAAGACACTTTCAATCGTCTTGCTCTGTCCGTTGTAGGGCATTGTAGGTTTATGCAGAATGGCGATCTTATCAAAGAAACCCTGTGCGGCAAGTTTGGTATGACCGCCCTGATTGTCATTTACTATTTCGTATGGCCGAACGCCTGCGAATTCTACTGCCTGGCGAAATGCCCGGTACTGGCTGTCGAATGTTTCTTTCGGGGCAATGTCATAGCCAATCAATGTTTCGCTATAGGCATCCATCACTTCATAGACGGAAGTGGTACACATCTTTCCGGCTTCGTTCCGGTAGTATAAATTCAGTTTCGTACCGTCAGAGTACCAAAGGGCATCACGCATCTGTGGAAGCTGTGTCTTTAACAGTGATGAATATTTCGATTTCCACTTCTGCATACCATATACGGCAGCAAACCAAAGCGGCATTACAGCAGGGTCATACAAGTAATTACGTAAAGTAGTCATTGATTTGATTGGTTTCAAACTGCGTTCAATAGCTTGGCGGTTATATTCATCAAATATCTGCGAATCAGTATAGATAGGAAACTTGCTGCGTTTCAGTTTCAACAGCAAACGCCCTTCCATTGGTCCAATCTTGCGAGTATTTTGGTTCCCGTTCTTGCGGCTGACTAATACTTCATACCCATATTTCTTATATGCAGTAAACTTTTCACGAAGACGGGCTGTGTTGAATGGAAGTGTATGCTGATACATTTCACGAAGTTTCTCACATGTACCCAACACGGTTTCCCAAACTTCTTTCGGGTGTGAATAACCGCTTTTCCTATGCCGCGACACCATTTCACTTTCAACGCGGATCATCTCATTCATCACCTGTGCATTCAGCACATATTCTGCTTGCTTTTTATCTGTCAGCCCGCTACCGTCAGCAAGCCTATATCTGTCACGGTAGAATTCAACAGCTTTGCTGTCACTTCTTAAAGCGTCACTCATAATTTCTTCTTTGATTTGTTCTTTCAACTTCTGTTCTGCATCCGGATACTTGGCATCGTAAGCCTCCTTGATGGGACGGTAAAGAGAAACGTAATCTATAAGAGCACAAGAACCTTTCCCTTTCCCAGGACGAAGCACCCGAATCTTCCCTTCACGTACCTTCTTCTTATAGTTCGGTTCACTCAGGATTCCTCCCTGAGTCACCAGCTCAGCGAAAGTCACGCACCGTATATTACCAAACATTTCCATAATCAAAATTTTAAATTTGCGCAAGCGTCCGGCACCGACCCGAACCTGTAAGCCACTTTCCATACCCTAAAAACTACT